GGGTGCGACACGCCATAGAACAGCCACCCTTCGGGAGACAGGTAGATCCCCACCCGGTCGGGCGAGATCGGGATCAGCCGTCGCGGCCTCCCGATGTCGTCCCGCAGCACCACGATATACGCGTTGCCCCGCAGGCAGAGCGAGGTGATCGCGTAGGACTTCAACTCGAAGGCGGTCTGCCAGCGGTTCGGAGCGCGGAACAGCCGGTTGAGCGGGTGCGCCGGGTCGGGCTGCCAGCCGCCGCTCGGCAGCTTGCGGCGCACCACCAGGGGCAGCTTCCCCAGGTCTTCGGACAGGCACTTGATGCACGCGTAGACGGCCGGCGCGGTGAGCGCGGTCGCCGGGGTGATCGCGATGCCGGTGTTGGACTGAAAATACCCCAACGCCCCGAACAGGAGCGGCGCGCTGTAGGCGGTGTCGGTGCTGGTCGCGACCTCCTTGCGCACGGGCGCGGCCTGCATGGCCGCCTGCGCCGGAGCCAGCCGCGGCTCGGCGCGCGGCTTCGGGGGCAGCGGGGCCTCCGTGCCCAGGATGCGGCCGAGAAGGGACAAGGGCCGCTCCTACGAAAACGGGACCGACATCGACAGCCGCGGCGCCGGCTCGGGCCACGCCCCCGTCTTCAGCGCCACCGCGATCCGCTCGTAGCGGCCCGGCAGCTCGCGCGCCGCGGCGGAGTTGAGCGCCTCCTGGGAGGCCGTGAAGTAGTCCTTGTGCTCCAGCGCGGTGATCATCCGCGCGAAGCCGAGCAGGCCCGCAAACCCCACGTTGTAGGCGATGTTCAGCACCGCGTCCTTGCGCACGGGGTCGAGCTGGGAGAACCACCCGTGCGGCGCCAGCGCGGCCTCGCGCGCCGCCAGGTCGTTGGCGAGCAAGATCCCCGCCTCGGCGGCGCTGATGCCCTCCGCGTCCAGGTTGCGGCCATACCCGATCGAGAGGTGGCCGGCAGTGTCGGCATAGGGCTTGAGCCGCAGCCCCTCGTCGCGTTGCAGACGCAGCAGCCCGGCCGGGGTCATCGGCACGGGGCGGCCACCCTTACCACGGCTCCCCGGTCGGCCCCACCCGCGTCGGAAACACGCCCGTCCACGCGCAAAGCCCCACGATCAGCACCAGCCCGGCGGCGACGTAGTAGTGCATCGGCTCCTCCCGGACCCGCGCCCACACCGCCGCGAGCGCGCCGGAAGTCCGCGCCCGCCAGGAGGCGAGACGCCGCGCAGCCCGCACGCGAAGGGTCATCATCCTCGCAAGCGTCGCACATTTCTACCCGAGAACAATCAATCCGCGCTCCTCGTACACGCTGGGGCCGACAAATCCCACCATGCAGCGGCCTATGGCCATGATGGTGCTGATCGCACAGTCGATCTTCTGCTCGGGACGCGACCGTTTCGGATAGACATTCTGGCGGGCATCATACCTTCCCACCACATTGCCGATGCACCACTCCAAAACCGGGTTTCCATCGTGCGAAAGGCGTCCGGAGCGGATTGCGGCGTCCAATTCCTTTGTTGGCTCACTGAAATTCTGGGTTGAGGCCCTAAATTCCGTCATCGGCACGCCCTGTTCCCGCATCCGCTGCGAAAACTGCGTCGCCGCCCACGGGTCATAGGCCACAGACACGACTTTGAAGCGCCGGCACAGCTCCAAAAGGTCCTCTTCGACGCGTCCGAAGTCGGTTTCATTCCCCTCTGTGACAATCAGGTAGTTTTCCGCCGCCCAGCCGGGATAAGATGCGTTCCGAGCCTCCAAAACCGCCGATTCGTTGAGGTAGCACCGGGCAAAAACGCGGTATTCTAAGTTCAACTCGTCATTTCGGCGCGGAAAGACAAGCGAAAGCGCCGCCAAGTCGGTCTTCGAGGCCAAATCCAGCCCCAAATGGCACTCTTCCCCCTCCAAATCGTCGAGAGACAACTCAGGATCGTGGCACGCGCGCCAGGCGCGCATCGAAAACAGCGCCTCGTCGGCCCCCATCCACACATTCAGGTGCCGCGTCATCGCCGCGGCCTCCTGCGCGGCGTTGTTGCGCGCCTGCCGCATGATCCCGCGCACCGCGTCGGGCTGCACCGCCACGCCCCAGGAGGGGTTCGCCTTGACCCAGGACCGCTCGTCCCAGGGGTCGTCCCCTTCGTCGATCGTATACAGCAACGAGAACAGCCGGTCGTCGCGCTGGATGCCCTCCAGGACGCGCGCGCCGTAGTCCCAGAGCTGCTTGCCGATGCCGGAGTTGTTGCCGGTGGCGGTGGAGATGCACATCAGCAGCGGCTGGGACCGCTTGCCCATCGCTGTCAGGAGCGCGTCATAGACCTCCGATGTCTTGTGGGACGCTATCTCGTCGCAAACCGCTACCTGGACGTTGAGCCCCTCAAGGGCCTTCGCGTCCGAGGACAGCGGCACGAAGCGGGAGGCCGTGGACTCCTGATAGACAGCATACTTCGAGACGCTGACACCGTGCCGCGCCTGAAACTCCGGAGACCGCCGCACCATCTCGCGCGCGGCGTCGAAAAGGATACGCGCCTGGTCCCGCGTGGTCGCGGCGGCGTACCCCTCCGCCCCACCCTCGCCGTCCATGAAGGTCATGAACAGAGCGACCGGCGCGGCGGCGCTCGTCTTGCCATTGCCGCGCGGAACGAACACAACTGCTTGCCGAAACCGCCTGGCGCCGTCCGCGTCCACGAAGCCAAAGACGTTGCAGAGGACAAAGCACTGCCACGGCATCAGGCGCAACGGCCGCCCTGATTCCGGCCCCTTTATGTTTGGCATCAGCAATGAGAATTGAATCGCCTTTTCAGCTCTCTTCGGAATGAAGTCCCACTCTCCGTCAGTTTCCTTGAGGTCGCCCAGGAAGCGCTCGGCCGCAAGCTGGACATAGTGACACGCGGCGACCTTGCCGTCTAAGACATCCCGCGCGTATCCGATCCCAGCCGCGACTCCCGGATAGCGCCGCTCATCAATCGACATCCGGCTTCTCACCCGGCTCTAGGTCGGGCTCCGGCTGAAGCTGGTCCTCGGGCTCGTCGTCCCGGCCCCCCTGGATCACGTCAAATCGGTCCCACGGGCTCTGCACCGGGTCAGGCACCGCCTCGGCCATGATGCGTGGCCTAGACGCGGGGGAAAAGCCAAGCTCGCCCACCGCCTTGAGCATCACGAGAGCCGCCTTGTTCGCCACCGTGAGGTAGGGCGAGACGCTGATCGTCCCATCCTTGGCGCGCACGAGCAGCGGCAAGGACGAGTTCGCGTCGAGCCGGGCCTGCATCGACACAGCCGAGCGGTGCGCGTCCTCGGCCGCCACCCAGATCGCCAGCGTCGTTCGGTCAATCTTCTTGAGCAGGCCACGCGGCGCATTGTCAATCGCGTAGCGCCAGCCCTCGGCTTGGCTCTCGCTCATCCACGCCGGGGGCTCGGGACCCAGGTCTCCCGCCGCACGCGGCTCATTCACCCGGCCGGCGTGCCGCGTGGCGTTGAGCGAGCCTCGCAAGACATGCAGCGCCGTCGGAGTCGGTTTGCGGCCTCTCACCGATTATTCCCCTTTACGGATTCACCAGCGCCCGCCGAAGCCCGCGAAGCCACCCACGAGCCGCATCCCGTACTCGTTCGTGTCCTGCTCAACCGGCGCGTCCGGACGGCGGATGAGCTTGTTTCCCTTAAAGGGCGCGTAATCGACGTGGTGGTGCCAGCGCCCGAACTTCCAGACCACACGCGCCACGTCCGGGCGAAGCTCGGCAAGCATCCGGGATTTCGGAAGCGTGCCCTCCTCCCGGTAAAAAGCGTCGGTGTTCCCGCCGGGGACCCGCTGGGTCGTCATCTTGTCCTGCAAGAAGGCGTTGAACAGGATGGTACACCATCCCGCCTTGAGGACTCGAAGACTGAGGTCGGTGTCCTCGTTGTAGCGGCACCTCCACCGAAAAGGGATGTCGTTCCGGATGAGTATGCAAGAGTAGATGCGGGTATTAAGCACGAACGGCGGCATCATCGTCTTGCGGGCCGCGAATTTGAAGTAGTTCGGCCCGGCCATCGCCACGTTGGCGTAGCGGAGCGTGAAGTCCTCCATGCAGCGTAACACGGTGCCGTCCGCGACCGGCACCTTGAGGTTCCGGTTTAGACGGAAAAACCCGCAGATGTTGTCATCAACAACCCAATGCCAGTCGTGCCCCTCCGACACGGCATGGTCCCAGATGAAGTTGCGCGCCGGTCCAGAGCCTTTGCTCTTGCCCTCCGGCAACTCCATTCGCGCGTCAAACTCGCGCTGGTAGGCCGGGTCGAGAATGAGAAGCTTGCCCGGCTCAATCACCTCAGCGTAGCGGGCCGCCTCACCGGACTCGACGACCATCCGGTAGTCCAGGCCCATCATCTCCAAGTAGCGCGCCGTGATAGGCCGCTCCCAGCGGCCCTTTGATGGGATGTAGATGGGAAATCTAGGCCCCACTCACATACCGCTTGTCCGCGTAATGCCCGATCGGCTCCTCGGGATACCAGATGAAGCGTATCCTTTCCCCGAACCGCTGGCCGATCACCCGCGCGAAGTCGTCCACCGCCTCCTGGTCGCGGAAGTGAACCCGGAGCGTGCGAAAAGCCCCCTGCTCCTCCTGCGTGAACTCCGGCATCCCGCGCCACTCCTCGCGCGGATCGTCAACCGGAATGCCAAGCAGCGTGGAAAGCTCGGCCTCGCCAAACCCCGTCAGGCCCACGTCAAGCTCAGCCGCCTTGAGGTCTGAAAGCTCCAGCGCCAGCATCCCGTTGTCCCACTGCGCGTTCAGCGCCAGTTTGTTGTCGGCGATGACGTAGGCGCGCTTCTTCGCGTCCGACCAGCCGCGCGCGACCATCACAGGGACTTCGTCCATCCCAAGCCGCTGCGCCGCGAGCACGCGCGCGTGGCCGGCAATGATCCCGCCCGCCTCGTCGCACAAAACCGGAACCGTCCAGCCCCACTCGCGCACGCTGCCCATCAATTGCGAAATCTGCCGGTCATCGTGGACCCGCGCGTTGCGCGCGTACGGCACGAGCGACGCAACCGGGCGGCGCTCGACGGCGTCAGCGGGCCAGGAGCTGGAGGCGGCTTCGGGCATGGCGCCTCGCGTCTCAGGGCGTGGGCCGATTCACAAATTCGCAACCGAAAACTTCCGTG